TGAGCATCAGGACGGCGATGAACACGCCGACCAAAGCAGACAGGTCGATGTACTCCATACGATACCTCTTTCCGGGAGTGCTGCTCCCTATGTATTTGATCCCGCGGAAATCCGCGACGAATCCGATTGTCAGCCCTCAGATTGCTTTGTCTGAGCCGTTTCGCCCATGACAGCAGCCGTCAGAGCCTTCTTGTTGATGTATTTCTCAATGGTCGAATTGCCCGTGTAGCAGCCAAATACCAGGCCGAAAAGGCCGGTTGTGGTAGTGAGCGCATCGAGCAGATACTCAGCCTGTTCGGGGAAAAGGCAGATCAGAACGACCGTGGAGATCACATGCAGGAGATAGGCGACGCCAAAGCATGAGGTGAAGAGCTTGCTGTACTGGATGTATCTCTCGGCAATATTCACGTTGCCCTCGCCCCCCAATGCGTATCAGGATCGGGCGGGAGATCAATCAGATCCTGACGGTAACTCTTGTGCAGAGAGTTACGCCCGCGCTTGATATAGTGATCGTACATGTTCACAAGTTCTTCTTTTTCTCCAGGAGGGCAATAGCCCAGCTTCATCCAATGGTCATGCCCTTGTCTGAGCCGGTCGTGCTGGAGAAAACCGACATCCTTGCCGAGTTCGGTGAGCTCTGTGCGCATCCCCTTAATTTCATCTCTGAGCGCCTGCATCGCCTCGGCGTGGGCCTTTCTTTCCTCCTTGCGGCGTTTGATCTCGGGGAGGAGGAAATACTTATACACCGCGCCGCAGATGCCGACGACGGCAGCGATCAGCGCCCAGAAGTCTTTGATGAACCCGATAAGCTGCTCAATCGTCATCAGTCGTCAACCTCCCTCTGACAGACAAGGGCGGTTTCAAAATGATTGACAAGGGCCTGAGCCTCGCTCTCGCTGTCACAGATCACAAAGACGCCCCAGCGCAGCGTGCCGCCCGTCGATTCCTGCACGGCGTTATCATCAACGTCGCTCAGCTTGACGACAAGCGGCCTCGATACATAGCCCGTCGTGCCGTTGTAGATGACCTTCAGCCACTTCGAGGAAGTTTCCTCGATCACTTCGGCAATCGCGCCATAGGGGATTGTGGTCAGCACGGCACTGCTCGTGCTGGCCGACTTGCGAAGGTTGAGAGCGCCGCCCTCGTTTGTCCGGACTTGGACGCTATACAATGCGTTGTCAGAGCCCATGGAATCCACCTCTTTCTCATATTCGCTCACCGGGACGCCGGTGATGTCTCTGTGCCTCAGGACGTGCGTAAACCCATTCTTGAGGGTCGTGCCACATATTCCTTTCATCTTCTCGCTGCTATGGATGCACTCATAGCCGCCTATGCCGCCCATGTAGTAGGCGATATGCTCACATTTGCCGGTCGCGGCGTTGTAGATGACGGGCAGATCACCGATGAGCAGCCCTTCCTTCTTCGCCTCGGCCAGCGTCATGCGCTTCGTGATGTGCCGATACTTGCCCGAGCTGCCGATGCTGTTCCAAAGCTCGGTGCAGCCTGCCGTGCGGTAATTGGGATCGCCGCCCGGACATCTGCGAATGAGGTTGATGACCACGGCTTGGTCGCATTTCTGATTCTCATACGAATCACCGATCTGTGTCAGAAGGTAATTCGCGCCGACAATTCCGTTCACAGGCACGCTTGATCGCCTCTCTTTCCATTTGGTCGTCTGCGTCGCTTGCGGCGACAAAGCAGGAGTAAAGGAAGATGACCAGGATCACCATGACGGCGATCAAGGCGATAATGCCTTTCGTGCTCACCTGTCATCGCCTCCGATCATGACGGCCATATCCTCAAGAGCTGCCGCCGCAGCCCTGAGATGCCTGCGCTCTCGCTCGAAGGAGAGGGCGTGAGCGACCCACGCAGAGAAGTTTCGGCGGATGTTCTCTTCGATGCCGTCAAAATAAAGGGCGGTGAGGGAGCACTCCTTCATGTCGTACTCTTCACCGCTTTCGGTATCATAGATTGTCACATCGAGATAGAATCTCACAGTGCAGAGATTCCCTCGGCGCTCAGAGATATCAAACGTGTCTCCGGCTCTTCGCATGAGGTCTCCCTCCTAAATTCGATGTTCTCTGAGATCCAGCGGCGCACGTTATGCCCGTTGCAATTCTCGGTCATGCCGAGGTAGCTCTGCCGGGTCTGCATCGCCGAATTGAGCGAAATCAGCCCCTTGGCATACAGATCGGCGACGTGGAGCAGGGCGCTCTTCATGTGCCGCGTCGTTTTCTTCCGCAATCTCAGGCCGTGCGGGGATACATTGTATCCGACGAACTCGCAGCCCTGCTTGACGGGGAGAATCCGGCTCTTTGGGCTTACATCGAGACTGAGCTCGCCCATGAGGAACGAGGAAGTCGCAGAGAGAATCCGCTCCGCCTCGGACCGCCTGCACAGGATGATGAAGTCATCCATGTATCTGACGTAGAAATGCAGATGCAGAACGTGCTTGCAGTATTGGTCGAGCCGATTCAGATAGAGATTCGCCGTTTCCTGCGAGGTGAGGTTGCCGATCGGCATGCCCACATCGAAAAGCCGCATTTCTCTCGGGCAGTCATCCGCCCTGACGCCTGGCGGCAGACCAAACGGAACGTCGGGATTATTGATGATTTTGCTCATCAGCCGCAAGAACCATTGATCGTCCGTATACTCGGCGTATACGTCCATCACAATCTCGTGATTCACACGGTAGAAATACTTGGATATGTCGCCCTTTACGAGCGCCCAATCGTCAGCATCTTCCCTGCGGCTGATGAGCTGCATCCAATTCAGCAGGCATTGAGCAGCGGCGAGCGTGCCTTTGTTCTTCCGGCAACCGTAACTGTGCTGGATGAACCTCTTGTCTGCGTATGGATTGATCTGCTGATAAATCGCCCACTGCACCACGCGATCCCGAAACCCGAGCGCCATGACCAGCCTCGGCTTGGGGTAGTGGACGTAGAACTCCCGGTACCGCCCGACCTCATACGTCTCATTCAGGAGCTCTTCGCGCAGCTGGAAGATATTCTCATCCAGATTTGCGGTGAACAGGAGAACATCTTCCCGGTACCGCTTATCCTTCGCGGCCTCTTGATAGGCGACGTAGAGGTTTTCAAGTGAACAGATGATATCTTTTAGATTCAGCAGCTTCTCCAAAGGTATCACCCCATTCAATGCCATGCGTGGCGTCTCCGCTCGGCGTAGACTGTCTTTTCTCCCCGGCAGGCAAGCCCGTCTAACGGGTGAGCTGCAAGCAGTCATAGCCTTACGCCCTTCCGGGCGCTTCATGGCGATTTCTAACCCGCGTCTTTTGGGAAAACATGCAGGTTAGAATTTTCATTCTGGAGCCGAAACACGGCCCCACGGTTAATGCGCCCCTCCCGTTTCCGTGCTGCCGGTCGTGCGTAACGTGCCGGACTATAAGCGATGATCGGGAGCGAGGACGGCCGCCATAGTTCACGTTGGCGTTAGACCGCGGGTTGTTGCAGTTGAGGTACGCCAGCCCCGCGTTGGACGTGTTGTTGTAGTTGCCGCCGCGCCGGGCCACGCGCTCACCACAGAGCGCGCCAGGAAGACCGCCGCCAATTCTCGGCACATTCCCGAATATGTCATGGCTGTTTATCAGCCTTGACAGCATTGCCTCTTTCATTGAGCGATCCCATCCAACCGCCGATCATCTTTCCGATCTCCACACAGAAACCGGCCCATTCGGCATGCTGCCCGGGCGTAATCAGCATCCGCTTGTTGCCCTTCTTATCCGTGTAGGATGTTCGGGCAGTTCTGCGAAACAAATTTCTGAGCTGAGCGTTTTTGATGTCCAAGTCCTGCAAGGTCGTCTTTTTGAAATACTTTTTGTTCGCGGCAATGCACAGGCACTCCATCTCATCGAGGATTTCATAGATTCGCTTGCCCCGGCTGTTTCTGTACAGCACCGGCCATCTCGGGATGACATCATCCACGCGATCCATCAGGTCATCCACCTTTTGCAAGGTGCTTTGTCCCTTCAGGAGCTCGTTATCGAATTGCATAGGGATCACAGCCTTTTGAAAGAGATAACCCGACGCCGGGGACTGCGCTACCGCGCAGCCCTCAGGGCGTCAGGTCTCAGGGGTCAGGGATTCAGACGGGAGCGAGGACGGCCGCCATAGAGCACGTTGGCGCGAGACCGCGGGTAGTAGCAGTAGAGGAACGCCAGCCCCGCGCTGGACGTGCCGTTGGAGTTGCCGCCGCGCCGGGCCACGCGCTCGTCCTGCGTCATCTGGACATAGAAAGAGCCCTGAACCGTCATGCCGGGGATCGGGGCAAGGCCGAGCTCGTAGAGGATATACGGCACATACGGCAGATTGGCCGTGTTGACCGCCATATCCTTGAAGGCCGTGCCGCGGTATTCGCCGTCAAACTCCGGCTCCACGGTGTCGAGCGTAATCTTGCTGTTCTGCCAGGTGTAATGCACCGTGCCCGGCGTGCCAGGGGCGACGAGGGTGAATCCGTTGTCAGCCTTGTTCGGCAGAATGGCTTTCCAAGCGCCGTTGGCAGAGCAGTCCGCATTAGCGTCGGCGGCATTGTTATTGTCGCCGAGAATCTGGATTTCGCAGTTGACCAGGCGGAAACCGTACACCTGCTCGAAGCAGTTACCCTGAATATCGCAGAGATTCGCCGGGTCACTGCCAAGATACCAGTCGATCGGGCCGCTGCCGTTGAGGGTGTTATAGCCACCGTATCGGCTATCGGCATTGTACTGGCTCGGATTCGCCGGCACGCCGCCGATGTGCTTACCCTTCTTCCAGTAAAGCGGAGAATCAATCGGCAGGAGCTCGGCAGCAGAGGTATGAGCCTTGATGCACTCATACAGCCAGCCGCGGAAGGACCTATTGTCGCCGACGTTATAATTCTTCGCCAGCTCCCACGGCGTGGCGTCGCGGTAGTCGCAGCCCCAATAATTGTTGCCGTGCGGCTCCCAGCCGTACTTATGGCCCAGCAGGAGAACGAGGCCGTGATCGGCGATGGTCATGCCGGACGCACCGTTGCCAAAGGCTCTCATCTTCTGAAGGAAGGTGTCATGGTGCATAGAGACGCGCGGCGGCATGTTCGGCAGGGAATACTGCGTGCCGCCGTTCACCAGCTCCGCGGACTTGAATTTGCCCAGCAGGATTGCCTCTTCCTCGACGCCGTTAATAACAAAAGCCGGATGCACATGATCCGGCAGCGCAGCGTCAAGGTCGCTGGATTTCATTTTGGGAAACTTGACAAAGATCGACGGGTTGCCGTTCGCGTCGTACTGGACGACGTTTCCGTACTGCCTCGCCATCAGCTCGAGCGGGGAATTATTCACGACCGTCGCCTCCGATCAGATCAATCAGCTCCTGATATTCTTCGATGGTGATACGGTCGGCCATGAGGAACACGTCGAGCTTGAGCTTGGTGCTCTCGTGGTCATAGTCCCCTTTGGCGATAATGCGCTTCATCAGCCTGTAGGTCATAGCATTTGCCTCCATTTCTTGCAAGGTCGATTGGTATTGCCGATCCGTGATGAATACGGCAAGGCGGGTCAGAAGGTCGCTCATTCGGACATCATCGCCACAAGCTCCTTATACTCGTCGGCCGTGAGACGGTCGGCGGCAAGGAAGGCGTCGAGCTTGTTCATCGTGGCAGCCTTATCATAGTTGCCGCGCTCGATGATGCGCTTCATCAGGTTATAAGCCATGGTCAAACCTCCTCTCCAAAGCCGGTCATGGTGATTTCAAACAGCATCTCGGCGAGCAGATCGTCGTGCTCGGCGATGACATCGGCGCTCTGCTGCCTCTGCTTGGCCGCAGCCTTATAAGGGGCGAGCGCAGCGTCTCGGTTGGCCTGAGCCTCTTCTTCCAGACGAGCCTTTTCCTCGTCGGTCAGCTCAGGCATGGCCGGGAAATTGGTGTTTTCATCCATCATGTGCGATTCCTCCTTTCACATCAGCCAGAGGCCAGCGCGGCAAGCTGCTCCTGCATGGTCTGGAGCTCGCGCGTCTGAGCCTGCATAACGCAGAACAGCCAGTCGAAAGCGACGCTGTAATGCTGCAGCGCCTCTTCGGACGTGTTGAAATTGGTCGCGGACATCGGCGTGCCCTGCTGGATGACTTCTCCGGACGCGTCCTGATGCGTAACCGTGCCGTCGGCATTGAGCTTTTCGTTATAGGTGTTCGGACGCTCGACGACATGATCCGTCCAATTCAAACGTGCATAAGCCATGTGTTTTCCTCCCTTCTTTAGCTCTCCGTGACGGTAAAGACGAAGCGATAAAGGATGCCTTCCTGTACCGCCTTACGGGTGATGTTTTCGGCCTTACTCGCCCACAGCGCGCCGTTACGGTCATACAGCTGCACCTCAGTCACGGTGATCGTGCCGCTGATGGTGTGGTCGATGAGGAAGGAGATAATCACGCGGCCGTCGCTCGTGACCTCCGCCGATCTGAGCGGAGCTTGGTGATAGGTGCTGCCGACCTTGAATCTCGCATAGGAGATCGTGTCCTTGATGAATTTCCTCAAGGAAGTCAGCGCGGTACTCGTCAGCATAGACATGCTCCTTTCTTACAGCGTGCCGGCGCCCGTGTTGATGGTGCCGCACAACGCATAGGTGATACTGTACGCCGTGCCAGAGGGGGAGGCGCGGATCGGGGAACTCTCAGAGGTGCCGGTCAGCACATACTCGGGTTTCTGGCCAGAAGCGCCGTCGCCCGCCATCGGATAGGCGATCCCGTAACCGGCAGCATCAGCGTCAGCGTCGATCGCGGCCTCCGCTGCTCCGGACATGGTGTTGATGTCGGGATGGACACCCGTTGTCTCCATGCCGGTCATGGGATGGGCATAAAGATAGCCGGTCGCATTAAGACCGGCTTTAATGCTGTATCCTTCGCCCGAATACACGATGTTCGGCTCCGGCAGCATGCCGGTCATGGGGTAGGCGTAAATCCAATAGCCCGTTTCGACGCCGATCGTGATATCTTCGCCGCTCTGGAAAGCCAGCTCATACGCCAGATGCGCCGGCTTGTACAGCTCGATATGCTTGATGATCTCGGTCAGCTCGACCGGCTCTGCGCCGTCCTTCTGGTGGATGTAGATGCCGAAAGTGTAAAGCCCCGTGTTTTCGACGACCGTACAATCACGGCCCGTCAGCTGCTCGATGAAGGATTCCATGTGGAAGGGGGCGAGCGGCTTGCGAACGATGATTTTGTTGATGATCGCCTGACGGCGTTCTTCCAGCGTTGCGCCCTCTCGAGGCGTGATGCCGAACTCTTTTTCCCAAAGATCAATGCCCCATGTGACGGTCTTGAGATTGGTCTGCAGCTTCAGCTCGGACACATACTTGTTGAGAATGTCCTGCTGACTGCCGATCGCCTCGA